GCTTTCTTTTGAGCTTCATATCTTTGTTGTTCTATTTCTGCTTGTTTTTTAGATTCTTTAATATCGTAAACTGCTTTAGCTGCAGTTACAACAAACATAGTTACTGGATCAGCACTCATGCAAAAACTACCTCCACTGACATACCCAAGATTTTAATTGGTAAAGGATCATCTTGGCTAATTGTTACTGTTGGACTTTTACTATATCCTAAAAAGAAAAATTCTTTTTTATCTGTTACTGGAGTGAGGTCAGAGCCACCTTGAAAATTAACTTGTTGTATAACTAAAGCTTTAGAGGTGCTGTCTGCTGCTTTGATTGTCATATCAAGGGTAGTGTTAATATCCACAATGGCTCTTGAGATTCTTCTTGGTAACCCAGTTAATGGGCCTTCTGGTAATTCTTTATCAATTGGCATAGTTTCTATTATAGGAATATAATTAAATCCAATTTTAAGTCCACTAGATTTTGGCGCACTTATTAATGTAATTTGATCTGAACTTGATACTGTAAATGAACCAATTGAACTATTTCCATCAATAATATTAATATCTTCATTTGTATAAATACCATTTACATCATGTAAAAATCCTTTTTCTAAAGTAATTACAGCATTATCAGCAGGTGTAACAACTAATGCTTGATCTAAACTTAAATCGTATGATCCACCACCATTATTTGTAACAGCTTGTATAATATATTCTGTAGTATCACCTGCAATTTTAAATGTTTCATTAATTTGTGGATCAGAAGTAAATCCATCAACAGCTAATACAGAACCAGTTTGACTACCACCATTTACTAATGGTGTTCCTCTTTGATTCAATGTTGAAGCTGTTTGGCAATCTAATGTTTCAGAATCATCATCTGCAAATTTTTCTAAAGTATAAACAGTAGATCCGTCTAAAACTCTTTTAGCAATAATAATTAAATTTTCATTTAATGAAATAATTGATTGTATATAATCTCCAGTTCTAGTAGACCATTGTGACCAACCTGCAATTTTTTCATCTCTTACAGAATGAAACACAGATAATGTACCAGGATATGTAGATCCATTATTTAAAAAAAATGCATATTGTTCTGGTCTAGTATTATTACCTTTCATAATTGCAATTTCTTTTGGTGAGTCAATTAAATGTTGTGCAAGAATAGATACAGCAGTAGATTTATAACCATCTTCTAAATCAGAATAAACAAACTCTCTAACTGCTTTACCATTTTTTTGAACAAAGCCTGTTGCTTGGTCAAACATATGTGGTGCTGTTCTAGAAATACCATAAGGTGTTTGTCTTAATACACTTATATTAGCAGGAGTAATTGTATTATCAGTATTATCTGGAATATAATATTCTCCACCATCAGTAAACACTTGTAAATCTTTTCCAGATAACATATGTCTAATTTCGTTAACTGCATTACCTGTTATATCAGAATCTATTGCTTCCGAATCTAATCCAGTACCTACATCAAAATTAAAATAATCTCCAATATGAGATGCAACTATTCCAGCAGGTCTAGACTTAAAACCACCTAACCATAATCTATTATGATGAAAAGTTACTGCTTGAGGATAACCTCTATGATCTGAAATAGCTTCTTCTTCCCAATTAAAATGAGGCCCAGCTCCAGCAGATACAGCTTCTACAATAGTAACTGTAACTACAGTACTAGAAGTATAACCTGTAATTTTCATTTGAGATCCATCTACTCTTAAGTAGTGTCCTACACAAGAAGGAACAAATACACCAGAACTTGCAGTTACTGTTCTTCCTGTACCTGTTGCACCAGTAGATAATGTTAATGTAACTAATGCATCATCATATTTGTAAAATGGTGCTAATATTTTATTAACTCCAGAAACAGCAGGTGTATCTTCATCTATTTTAAATGCAAATTCTCTAACAATAAAAGATGATGCTGATTCTCTAAATATTTCTCTAATTGGATTATTTCTATGTGTTACAAAAATAGTATCACCAAATTGTGCAAAGTTTAATTCAAACAATTGAGCTGTAGTCCAATTACAATTTGTTGTATAATTACTTGTTAATGCTGTACCACTTATATTATAAACATCCATTCTTTGATTAGATAATGCTATAATAGCTATTTCATCATCAGAAAATATAAATGGTATTAATCTTGCTTCTGCAGGTAATGTTGCAAGATAAGAAGTACCAGGTCTTCTCATTAAACCACCTTCTGCTAATAATGCAAAATTTCTACATTGTTTAGCGCCTTGAAAATAAGATGGTACGTCTGTTCTTGTAGCTAATAAAGGATTAAGCTCACCAGACGAAAAATTGGTTATAACAGTTTTTAATGTTCTTCCCATTAAACATCCGTTCTAGTAGATCTTCTAAGATTAATAAATCTATTAGTATCTAAAACCTTTGTAGTAGTTTCTTGTGCATCAATATTTTTAGCAATTAAAAATTGTCTTTCTGCTAGTTCTTTAAACTGTCTAATCATTGCAGAATCTCTAGCAACAGAACCTGCAAATATAGATGCTAATTCATATTCTAAAGCAAGAACAAAATGAGGTGGAAAGTATGCTTCATCTACTCTGTAAATGTAATCCATAATTAATGTACTATTAGAACCATAGCCATTAACATAAATATAGTCTTTGTATCTTGAATAAGGAATTACAATATCATTAACTGTTATTGTATTTATTTGTAAAACTTCTGGATCACTTGGTATTTGATAACCATAATCATATCTTCCAGTAGGAGCTGCTGCTAATAATGATAATGCTTTTTGAGTTGTAGAAAATCTCCATCTACATCTAGTAAGAGCAGCTTTTGTAATATCTTCGTAAATGTTACTGGCAACTAATGCTTCTGTGCTTCCATCAGAAAAAGATGTAATAGGTTGTGCACCTATCATTACTAAAGCTCTTGCACATATATCAATATTTGTTGTTGCCATAATTTATAAAAAAAAAGATCTAGGGGGATTTCTCCCCCTAAATCGAATTAGCTTTATGCTAATTTTGCAGTTGTTACAGTAGTCGCACCACTTGCTGATGTAACAGTAAGTAGATCTGCTTCTGGAGTTCCACCGATTCCGATAGAACAAAGAATTAAATCACCTTGTTTCAATTCAGCATATGCGCTGTTAAAGTAACCACTTGCAGTTACAGTTGCGATAGCATCTCCGTCAGTGTAAAACCAAAGAGAGTTGCCACCCATCTGAGCTACCTTTTTAATTGGATTATCAGTTGCGTAAGCCATATTATTATATCTCCTTAATTATTACTCTGCACACTTCTGTATTCTAATACCATCAGAATCAATTAATACACCACCTATAGAAAGCATAGATGTAATTAAGTGAGAAACTTTTTCTGGTATATAGTTTACTTCAGTTTTAACGTCAGAACCAATTCCCATACCAATTGATGATTTATGGAAAGCTACAGTATGTCTATCAGTTGCACCAGAAGTTTCTAGTCCACTGTGAACAAACCATAAGAATCCTAACCATCTCTTAGCAGTCATACCACCAGCATAAGGAAGTTCACTTTCTCCCACATACTCGACTCTTGAGAATTGATCTAGGTTGATTAGGTCAGACCATTGTTTAGGCCCAACTACCCAGTATCTTTGTTGATCATCTGGTACGTCATTAGTATTGAAAAGTTCCATCATAGCTTGAGCTTTTCCTAGGTTCATTCCAGTACCTGTACCTGATGAGTTATTAGCAAGTTGAGTTGCGTTTTCCATTACAGAAGTAATTACGCTATCAGTTTTTCTACCTAATGCGTAAGCTGCTGAATTTGCAACTACTTGTCTTTCGTCAATGTTTACCTTTAACTCGTCTAACTTGTCAACGTAATCTGCTGCATAGTAATCAGTTAAAGTTGCGCTTACATTGCTGTGAGCTAGATCCATTGCAACTACTTCAGCATGTCTTGCTTTAGTGTTTGCAGAACCTTTTGCAACTTTCTGAAACTTAACAGTATTACCATTAACACCATTCACAGTTCTTGTTAGGTTCTTTAACTTAGAACCCATTCTTTGATAAGCCATGTGAACTTCAGCTTCGAATTGAGTTATAAAGGCATTTGTTATTGATGTTGCCATTTATTTTCCTCGTTGTTAAGTTATTGTTAGTTACCGATTATCTTTTTAATGCAGTGGATTGTTATCCAGTTAAGGGCAATCATTTACATTCTAAAGGTCTTGATATGTTGATATTGTATAAGTGTTATTCTTGACAACGCACAATTATATCCATCTTTTAGGAATAGTTATAACTTCTCCAAATTCTATTGTGCCATCTTTATCTTGAGAGTATGTACCGAATAAAGTTATATAATCTTTGGTATCTTTATAAATCCAAAATTCACCTGTTTTACAAACTGCTGGTTCTGCAGCTTCCATTTGAGCTACAGATAACCAACCAGTTTGCGAAACACAGTCAAGCCATTTTATTGGCTTATTAAGTTTTTTAAACTTAAATTTATGCTTGTTTTTGACCTTTGTAAGCCTTTTCATATAATTCAGTTACTCGTTTTACATAAGCAGGATCACGTCTACTTGAATCCCAATATCTAGGATCTTTAAGCATTGACTTAAGATCATCCATATCAGCAGATACATCTACTTGTGTTTGTGATGTAGGCATACTGCTATCTTTAGTTAGTTTCATAACTTCTTCTAGAGCTTTAACTCCTTCAGAAGTTGATGCAAAACTAGAAATAGCATTATATGAATCTGGACTTAAATGTTTTTTAGACCAAAGTTCTGCAGCTTCTATTCTTTCTCTGCCATTATCTCCAAGTTTTTGTACTTCAAGATCAGCATTAGGAAGACTAGAAATAGCATTTTCTACAAA